CAATTGCTATAGTTTTTAATGCTGTAGGAACATCAATAGCAGATATTGAAATCCCAGGCAAAGAAGCAGACTGAACAAAATAGTTTACTTCTGGAAAATTATTAAGTTGAAATTTAAACCCAATAGGACTTAAAAAACTAATATTGGTTGGTTGATCTCGTAATGCAGCCATAAATAGAATATCCTTTCTGTAATATTTAGTTAGGACAAAAAAAAAGGGTGACTACAATTAAGTAATCACCCTTCTCACGTTCTTTAGGGGTAATAACTCCTAAAGACATAACTTACATCAAATTGTCAACTCTGATCAATCTGTAGTAGTAGTTACCATTGGCAGTCAAAGCTCCGGCACCACCGCTGTTTCCAAATGGATTGGATACGAGGCCGTAACGTGTTTTGAAACCAATTTTTGGTTGAAAGGAACTTTCACCAACCGCACGAACCATTTGCAATGGAACGTAAGGACAGTAGAAAAGGCCTGCATCATAAGCAGATGAACCTTTGTAACCTACACAGACAAAGTTAGTTGCTGATGCACTGAAATATGGATCAACGTAAACTTTGTAACGGCCGTTGAGTGTTCCAACGAATGTGTTACCTGTGTCATCGACTCCACCTCCGTCCATCATTCCACCCATGGCTAGAGCAGAAGCAACGTCTGAAGAACAGATGATGAGGTTACCTTTTCCGCGACGTGTTGACTTTGCGATTGCATTTGCATCACGTTCTACTTGAAACATCAGACCTTTGAATTTCTCAACAGACCAACGTCCATTAGAGTCAACATCAAGGTCAAATACACCAGCTGTTGATGTATTGTGTTGTGCTCCGTGTTCCGCACTAAAATAAATGGTACGGATAACTTCGCGGTTAATCTCTGCCAAAATCTCTTGTGAGAGAATATTAGCAAGTTCTGTTTCAGCATCCAAACCGTGAACGGCTTTAAGATCCTGTGCCAATTCCATCGAGTACTCACCCTTGAGTGCACGTGTCTTAGCTGTAACAGTAACACGGTCAATTAAGAATGACATTTGCTGGAAATCTTCAGCAGCTGTACCAGAAGTTCCAGTAAGACCGAAAGTTTCTGCAGTTGCCGTTGAGTTACCTACACCCAATACTGCGGAGTATGTTCCACCCTGAGCTGCTGCTTGTGCACCGGCTCCAGAGCTGACCATATCATCTCCAGCATCACCAGAATGTGTGGATTCTGGTTCTGAGTACATGGCTTCAGCACCACCTTGTGAATCGTAACGAGGACGCATTGCGAAAATAAGTCCTGTAGGCCCAGTCATTGGTTGAACACCACAAACATCATAAGCAACTAAATTAGGCATTGCTCTACGAATCATGGAAATCAAAACTGGATCTTGATATTGTACTCCACCAGACGAACTTGCTGTAGGAGCAAGGCTGGTTAAAGATGTTGCTGCCTCCATCAAGGAACCGCGGCCTTCCATAGTTGCCTGTTCCGCCATGGCTTTTTCTTGATTTTCCAAAAGAACGGCGGTAACCGCTCTTCGGTATGGGTCTTTAATCTTAGGCATGTCCTCATGGTCTAAGACTGGAGCCCACTTTTTTTGTAGATCTTCAGCTAGATACATTTTTTGTAATCTCCTAAAAATGTTATTTGTTTAAACGAGTTAATGCAGAAGCATACTTACTCATAATTGGATCAGTAATTGATTCAGAAATAGTTTGTTCTTCCTCAGTATTTTCCAATTCTTCTGTAATAGTTTCTGACTGTTGCTTAGGAAAATAATTTTCCTTAATGACTTCAAGTTTCTCAGAATATTGAGACTTGTCTTCAAAATCTATACCATCAGCCAATTTACCTAGTTTTTCTTTTTCGGTATCGGCGAGGTCTTCTGAAACTTCTCTCAAAGTTTCAGCCTTTTTATACTCAGCAAGTTCCTTTTTGATGTCTACACTTGTGTTAATAGACTCATCAAGTTTTTGCTCTAGTTCTTCAACTTTCTCAAATAGATCGTCAACAAGGTCAACTTTCTCTTCTGGAATGTCAATGTAATGCTCTGTAAAGAGGTTCTTGAGGCCTGTCATGAAATCTTCTACCAATTCGGATCGGATTCCTTTTTCAACAGCTAACTCATTCTCTTTCATCCACTCATCAGTAACATAGTTGAGATAACCATCAACTTTTTCTGTAACTGTGGACAAATGTTCTTCTTTTGCATCAGTAATTTCTTTTTTGTAATTGGTTTCTAATTCATCAATCCTTTGATTGACTTCAGAAAGTACTTTAGCTGAAACTGCTGCTTCAAATATTGTGGAAGCTTTAGTTTTAAACTCTTCAGAGAGGTCTTCACCATTTACAATGGCTTCAATGTCTTCTTTGACATCAATTTCAAGATCCTCTTTTTTGAGTTTCTTAGCCTCATACTTGGGATTATCCTCTTCTTCTTCTTCGTGACCTTCTTCATGAGCCTCATCTACTTCTGTAAGAGTAGAACCCATGATTTTTGAGAAAGAATCGGAAAGGTCAGACTTCTTCATGGCACTAAGTTGGTCATAAAGAGCCTTAATCATTCCGGCTTTGGTTTTAGGAACAGAAACAGCCTCTTCGACTTCTTCTTCTCCCTCTTCCTCTTCGCCTTCTTCTTTAACTTTAGTCTTAGCTTCATCTAAGATCTCTTCGCCCGAAGACTCCGCAACAGCTTGTTGCTCTTCTTCCAGTTCTTCAGCCGTTTGTTCCAAAATTTCTTCAGACATTGAAAATCTCCTATTTGTTATCTGTGTGTGTTTACTAATATTATTTATAATAACTTATATTTACAACTTGGCAATAAAATCTCTAAAAGCTTCAACAAGTACGTTTTCACGGCCTTTTCTCGAAGATTTTTCAATTTTATCTTTATATTCTTGGATCTGTGTCTCTTTAAGCAGACCATTATCCCAAACCCACTCTTTACCTTCCATAATACCATGAACAAAGGCGTCTGGAGCGGAAGGAGCAGCAACTATATCGGCTGCTGTTGCAAGGTAGAAATCACCCTGTACTTCTGAAATACCATCTCTTCCTGCCTTTAAAGAACCCATACCCCTTGATGAAACTCCCAATTGAGCACCTTCATCAATAAGATTCTTTACAATCTTTCCGTATGGTGTATCTAAAATCTTAGCTCTTCCCATGAAATTTTGATCTACTTCTTCCAACTCTTCTATCATGTGGGAAACTCTTTCCAAATTGACCGTTGGCCCGTCTGGATGTCCCAATTCACCAAAAGCTCTTTTCTTCTTGATAAACTCTGTAGTATATCGTTTTGCTTCTTTTTGAAGAATTTCTGTTGGATATACTCTTCCATTTCGATTCTTCTTATTTGCTTGCATGAAGATACCTTCAATGAAGTAACTCTTACCACCACTTTCAGTAGCTTCTGTAAGAAATTCTACATTTATTGCTTCTTCGCTAATTAGTTTCATGGTTCTCTCCGTTTGTTATTTTTCTTTTGCACTGGCCTGACGCATCTTAAAGGCATCTTTCATTTTCTTTTTAATTATAGGTTTTAATCTTTTTTTCCATTTACCACCCATTTTTTGTACTTTAAGATCAGCCTTCTTCTCTATACTAGTTTTTACTCCAATTGAAGCTTCGGGATCTTTATATTTTCCTGCCTTATCAACTAATGTAATTGCTTTCTGTCTTACTGCCTTATTTACTGCCTTATCAATTTTATCCTGAGAAGGTGGTTTTTTCATAGACCTTTTTCTTTTTATGGCAGTAATTTTTGATTTCTTTTTGGAAATAATTGACCTCTTCCTTCTTTGTTGAAGAGTCAACGCTTCCATAAAATCTTTAAATGCTTTCATTTAGTATACGTCCGAAAATCCTGATGCATTAGGTGCATATCCTAATTGACCATTTTTCATGAAATTTGGTAGTTCAAATCCTGTCATTTTTCCTATCTCTATTCCTATCATATAAGTATCCTTGTTTGCAGCACCTACCGTTGTTACATTAACATCTCCAAGTACATTACTAGAATTTCCAGCTGCTGCTCCCATACCTATTGCTCCGATATGATTTCCTCCACCTGCATAATTTATATAACCATTACCACCTGTTAAATAAGTAATAGTTTGTTCTGTATCACTCCCATCAAAGTAAATTCTAGTATGAGAAATACCAGATGCTATATTCCACCAAAGTTTTCTGAGATTAATTGTTGGTGAAGCGATAGCCAATCTTGTACTAGCATGAGTGGTTGCAGTACAAAGTCCAGATACACCTCCTGTCAATGTTTTTTCAACTCCAACATCTGTTGCAGTTTCTGCAGTCCAAGCCAGAGGGGTTATATCAGAAGCACTTGTAACTTTATAAGCTTTAAAAGTTGATGCTCCTTTAGTGTAATCTGTAACTCTCAAGTATATTACGGTACTGTCATTTGTAGTTAGTACTTCCCCGATACAAAAGGAGGTAGTTGGTGCAGCCGACAAAGTTACTGTAGCTGAAGCATATTTTAATGCAGAAAGATTAGCCCAGATACTATCAGACAGGTCAGTTGCATCACCAGCAAGTCCAGTATG